TAGAGGCTGCAGAACGTGCTAAAACTTCTGAAGAACTTGCTAAATTAAACCCAAAAGATCGTGCAACTAAATTGAAAGAACCCTGGGTAGGTGTTCTTAACACTCATATCAATAAAGACAATGTACGCAATGGGTTTTTTGAGCTTGACTGGAACGACCATTTTGTGTTAAAATTAAAGCAAGAGGGCTACGGTTACGACGGTGATAAAGACGAAGAAATTGTAGACCGCTGGTTTAGAGAGCTCTGTGCTAATGTCGTAGTAGATGAAAATTTACCCGAAGTTAACACAGGTGTTATTGATATTCAAAGTGTGAAAAGAAATAATAGATGACTTATATTTTAGTAGATACAGCAAACACATTCTTTCGTGCTCGTCACGTTATCAACGGTGACGCTGATATCAAACTAGGCATGGCTTTTCATATTACTTTAAACAGTATTAAAAAGGCTTGGCAAGACTTTGGCGGAACTCATGTTGTGTTCTGTTTAGAAGGTCGTAGCTGGCGTAAAGACCATTACAAGCCTTACAAAGCACAAAGAGCCGCTAGTCGTGCCGCACACACAGAACGCGAAGCAGAAGAAGAAAAAGTATTTTGGGAAGCATTTGATACTTTTAAAGAGTTTGTGACAGAAAAGACTAACTGTACAGTAATGCAACATCCTCGTCTAGAAGCCGACGATCTTATTGCTGGATGGATTCAAAGTCATCCTAACGATAATCATGTGATTATCAGCACAGACACAGATTTCGTACAACTTATTGCACCAAATGTGAAACAGTATAATGGCGTTACAGAAACTACAATTACAGACAAAGGCTACTTTGATAAAAAGAATAAGCCCGTTATTGATAAGAAAACTAACGAAGCAAAAGTCGCTCCAGACCCACAATGGTTACTCTTTGAGAAGTGTATGCGAGGCGATACCTCAGACAATGTATTCTCTGCATATCCGGGAGTACGGGAAAAAGGCACAAAGAATAAGGTTGGTCTCCGTGAGGCCTACGGTGATAGAGACTCAAAAGGTTATTCTTGGAACAACATGATGCTTCAGCGTTGGTCCGATCACAATGGTCAAGAACATCGTGTTCTAGATGATTACGAACGCAATCGTGTTTTGATCGATCTATCTGCACAGCCCGATGAGATTAAGGCAATCATTGCAGAAACTATTGCTACTGCAACAAGTGCTAATAAGAATATCAGCCAAGTTGGTATTAGACTTATCAAGTTCTGTAATCTTTACGATCTTAAAAAGATTTCCGATCAGGCACAAGCGTATGCTGAGCCACTTAACGCAAGGTATACCGTATGAATTCAGTAGACATGGCAAATAATCTAATCTTCAGAGCAAAGAATCTACAAGAATTTGTTGTAGAAACAGATGTTCCAGAAAATTTTAGATTCAATGGCGTAGTGCCGTTCGACATGGAGATTGTTGAAGGAGTCATATCGGCTAAAGTATTGGCCATTGACTTCGACGAAGCAGTGGCAGTATTTGATAAATGGTTAGGAGAACAACAATGACAGATTTACACGCTAAACCTATTATTCCAGAAAAGTTTTGGATTGTAGAAAAAGACGGAACTAAATTTGCTACCTTAAGAAAAAGTGAAGACAATCACTTTGTAATGAGCAATGAGTTGGGTATTAAAGTCTACGAAACAAAAGAAAAACTAACACTAGAATTTGGTAAAAATTTCTTTATTGCAAAAATCATTAAAGAAGCTGATAATGCAGAACCAAATGAGGTACATGGCTATGCGACTTCGGCCGCTCCCCACAACTCAATGTTTGATGTTAAAAGAAAATTACCACTCTTTACCAAGAGCGGAGATAGTAAGAGCCTTTACTGTGCAGGATACTATGTTATTCGCTTTGACAAAGGATGGGTTAAAAGTTTTTGTCCAAAAGCAATTACATTGCAACGATACGAATATCAAGGACCATTTAAAACTGAACTTGAAATGAAACAGGTATTGAGTAATGTCTCTAAATAATTCAGTAAATTTACCAAGTGTAGAAAAACTAGTTCAACGACTAGTAGCTGCCGAACGCAGTCAACAAAAAGAAATTCGCATTAGTATACAAGAAGCTAGAGACTTAACTGCCGAACTAGCAATCATGACATCCAAAATGGCAAAAACCATGCAGGAAATCCATGCTATGCTGGCTGAGATACGCCAGAGTACCACTGAGATTGAAGTAAAAGTCGATGGAGGTGGCTTCGGAAAAACATAAATATATATGCACTTTATTGGACATGTATAGATATGAGTAGACCAAAGCCTCAAGTGTTGCTTGAGTACGCAAACAAAGAAACCTACAAAGTTGAGCAAATTCTCAACTCTGAGGCCATTTGGGCTGTGTTTTATAAAGGGCAACCATTTAATTTAAAAAGTGGTAGTTTGGTGGCTAGCTATCCAGGACCTAAGTATAAAAAAGTTTCATTCAGTAATCCTGGTCATGCACACAATCTTGCAAAGAAACTTAACCGGTTGTTTAAAACTAAAGACTTTGCTGTTTACAAATTAACTACCGGCGAAGAAATAAAATAAAATGGATCGCAAAGATTCCTACACTGAAGTTTTTTTAAAAGCAGCAGGTGTAGAAGCTGATGTTAAAAAAACAAAAGACTTCAAAAACATTTGGTGGTACAGTACCAGAGAAAAAGACATTGGCGGATTAAGGATAACCGATCACTGTTTAGAATTTGTTGAAACTAAATCCGAAATCAAAACCTATAAGATTGAAATTCCAAAAGAAATGACCATTAGTCCGCAAGTTCTAATTTGGTTAGATCAATACATCGACACCCCGTGGCACATCACCAAAAAACATATTGTAGTGTTGTCAGAGAGGACTGCCTTTGAACTTTACATGTTTTCTGGAGATATTAAAAAACTCGGAATGGCTAGAACAATGGCCAAAAGACTGCGCCAAGAATCCCCCATTGATTAATCTTTATCTATAAATATTTTCACTATGTTCGATCTAAACCCTTTAGAAGTTTTAAACAAACGCTCGCTGTCACATATTCCTCCGCATTTTGCGAAGTTTAAAATTGACGAAAGCGGACATTTTCTGTCACAGACAGGAACCTTAGAAAGTTGGGTGCGTACTCGTTTACGGGGACGATATTCAATTGCTAAACTACCTTCTATCGATAAAGACGGCCACTTGAAAACTGCCACATTTGTGGCCTTTGAAGATCAAAAAGAACTAACATATTTTATGTTAGCCTGTCCACATTTAAGGAGAAACTAATGGACCAACAAGAAAGCAAAGTATCACCTGGCGCTCCAGTAGAGCCAACCGCTGCACCAGCTGCTGAACAACCAGCTGCACCTGATCTAAACATCAACGACCTTGCTGCTATCCGTAGCATCATCGATGTTGCAAGTTCACGGGGCGCATTCAAGGCTGCTGAAATGGAAGCTGTAGGCAAAGTGTACAACAAGCTATCAGTGTTTCTAGAATCAGTAACCTCTAAAAAGGAATAATATGGCCAATCCAGTTAAACACATTGGAAGGATGAAAAATACTGGAGTTAAAGTACTCACAGTATTTAGAACTCTTCCAGGAGAATCGGATTCAACTTTAGTGATTCAGGTTAATCAACTTAAAGACGAATATCACGATGCAATTATGCAACTGCTTGAAACTGATCAAGCACAGGAAGCATTTGAGTTTGGAGAAATGTTGTTTATTCGTCATTTCCCAGACGGTCGTCCAATGCTTCAAGCACTGCAACAAGACGGAAGATTGCAAAAGGTTTCTACCAGCAATGTGTTAATGACTCCAACTGTTAATTCTGCTGTTCCGTTAGATCAGTTAAATGTGCTAATTGCCGAACAGAAAAACTGTGCAGTTGACGAGTTATGTAATTTTGTCAGCGGAGCACAAGCTAATGCTCAGGCCAAAAAAGCGCAAGATGGTAAGAAAAACGCTGTACCAAACAGTGAAGCAACTTCTATTCCAGCAATGCCACAGGCTGCTGCTAATCAAGTATTGAGTGACTCTGATATTGCTAAAGGATATCGCAGTCAAGCAGATGCTATGTATAAAGAAGCAGCTCGTTTACGCAAAGAAGCAGATGCACTAGATCCACCAAAGAAAAAAGCAACAGTGAAGGCAGAAGAATCTGCTGATGCCTAAACCGTTGTTCAAACCGCCCAGGCATTTGGTCAGTGAGTGGCCCGAGATATTCGAAGACCTCTACATGAACACCATGCCTGTGGCCTATTTAAATCAATTACGGTTAGAATTTACTAATGGTCGAATCTGGGAAATAAATGTACAAGAACAATTAGCCAATTCAACCTCTGATGAAGTTGCTGAAAAACTCTTAAATATATTTCAAGAATATCGTAACGATATTAAAAAGATGGATTTTCAAATGGATATCGAAAGATTAAAAGTTGATATTCAAGAAAGTTCTAAGAACATTTTTTAAAATACTGCTCCGTAGACAAGATAACATTATCAAACATAGTTTTCTTAAAATTAGATTTTTTATAATTTTGAAAATTGTGTTGGATAATGTTATCCCATTTATAGATAGCAGTTCTTCTAATCTCGGGATCTTGCATACACCAGCTTCTTAAAGATAAATGAAATTGCAAAAATCGTTCACTGTCATCTTCAACAAGATCATAACTTTGATCAATGCCATCAAAGTCAGTTTGAAATCCCCAACTTCTCAATTTTTCTAAAGATCCTTTTTGACCTAGTATCATAAAAGGATGGCCCACTAATAAAGGCCTAAAAGTTTTTTCTGTAATAAACAATCCGCCAGTTTGATCAAAGTGACTTTCAGTCACTACAGTTAGTTGACTGCGTTCATATATTTCTAGATTGTTAATTAGGTTAGGTACTTGATTAACTAGGTCTTGTACATCCACAGTCTTAGGATAGTTGGCAGTCAATACAGTTTTGTAGTGATTGTATTCTACTGTTTGATATATTGGCGCATCAATAGTGTGTGTATCAAACCAGGCGCCGCCACTTATCAACCCCTGTAATTTATTTTCAGCAAGAAAATATAAATGTTCTGTTCTGTGATTTCTATGAGCACGATTTAGGCTGTTAAAAGGTAAACTGTAATCTTTTATAACCACAGGTGCCTCGGGAGGTTGCGATGTCTTACCATCCCATTCTACACCTTCTAGAAATTCTATTAATTCTTGTTTGTTGTTCTTGATACACCACTGGGCGTATTGTTGACCGGCATTGAGATTTCCAGAAACAATGCAGACACTGTGTTTGGGTAATCCCAAAAGTGTTACTGTATTATGCAGATGTGCAAATCCATCAAAATCTGCCGATGTAAAGTTGAG